CGCTTTGGACTCTCAAGGCAAAAGAGCAAGAGAAGGCAGAGCGTAGAGCGAAAGCGAGGCGATAATGGCAGAAACTCCAACCATGGAAGTTCGCGCTCGGCTAACCGCTGAAACAGCACAGTTCACCAAGGGTATGCAACAGGCTACCCAGTCTATGAATGGCTTCACCGAGCAATCATCAAGGTTGCGCGGTGCAGTCATGGGCATCGGAATTGCGGCGGGTACTGCAACTGCGGCATTGATTGCTTTCGGTACAAAATCATTTATGGCGGCGGCTCGCGTAGACGAGTTAGATGTTGCGATGAACGCCGTTGGAAAAGCATCAGGTCTTGGCTATCAGGCAATTAGAGATGCCGCGGTAGCCACAAAAGACATGGGTATCGAGATGGAGATTGCCCAGCAATCAGCCATCAAGTTTGCACAAAATAACTTAAAATTATCTTACGCTTCTGAGTTGGCTAGAGCGGCTCAAGACCTTGCTGTTGTATCTGGAAAGAACTCAACGGATACATTTAATATGCTTACCCATGCTGTTATTACGGGGCGAAGCGAAGTCCTTAAATCAGTTGGTATTCAAAAATCTGCTGGACAGATGTATGAGACCTTTGCCCGTAGCATTGGTAAGTCTGCTAACGCCTTGACTTATCAAGAAAAACAAACAGCAGTTGCTAAGGGTGCGCTAGAAGAAGCATCAAAGGTCGCTGGAGTTTACGAAGCGGCTATGGATAGTCCTGGCAAGGTTCTTCGCTCCTTTGCCCGTATCCACAATGAAATTCAAGTAGCAATTGGTGGAGTTCTTCTAAAAGCCTTTGGTCCAATGATTAAGTCTCTTTATGACCTTGAAAAAAATATATCCAAGGCTTTTACAAAAAGCGAAAAATTTAGACAAATCTTAGAAGCATTGCAGATGGTGTTCGTAAAACTTACTGCTCCCATTACTGCTTTATTAACAAAAATTGGTGATGTAATAAAGAAATTTACTGAGGCTGATGTACCAATTAAAAATTTAGACGGAACTATTCAAAATTCACAAACTGCCATAACAGCGATGGCTGAAAAGTTTGAAATGTTGCTTCCAGTTCTTGCCTCAGTTGGGTCTGCATTTGGCGTAATGGCTGGAAAACAGTTGTTTAGTGCTATTCCAGTTCTGGGTCAAGTATTGGCTAAATTGTCTCCTCTGCCAGTTGCCCTAGTTGTACTTGCGGCTACTTCCACACAGGTAAGAACCGCAATAATAAATCTTCTTAACGCTTTAAGACCAATCTTGCCAATCTTTGTTGCTATTGGAAAAGCAATGGGCGCTCTTTCTGTAGTAGCAGTTGCCGTTCTAGCCAAGGCTATTAACTTTCTTGCAACAATTGTGCGTGGAAGCATAAACTTCATAAAAACATACGCTGGAGTTTTCAAAACAGTTGCCATAATTTTTGGTGTTTTGGCTATTGGAGTTGGCGCATACATGGCGCAAGTAGTCATATTGAACGCTGTTACAAAAATTCAAACAGCGCTAACAACTGCTCAAGCAACCGTTACTGGATTTTTAGCAATCCAGCAAGCAAAACTTAATATGATTATGGCTATGAACCCAATTGGGGTTTATATTGGTGTAATCGTTGCTCTTTTAGCGGCGCTCGGATACCTCATGGCAACTAACGAAAATGTTGCCAAGGTAGTAGGCAAGGTATTTAACTTTATTATTAAAATTGTTGTCTATGTCCTTGCTTATATTGTTAAGGCTGTTGGATATATGCTTAAGGCTTACGCAATGTGGATTCGTGTATTAGGTTTTGTTGCTGAAGTCATAGCAAAGGTTTTTGAGTTCATTATTGATATTGTCCTTACTTATTATCAATTCCAACTTAAGGTAATCAAGTTTATTGTTGATGCTTTTATTAACCTTATGGAAAGCCATGGAACTCTTTACGATGTTGTAAAAACTATTTTTAATGCAATCATTAAAGTTGTTTCTTTTGTAGTTGTAGGCATTATTAAAACTCTTGGTTTTATTATTGGGGTTATAGCCGATTTAGTTGGTGCATTTAATGATTTATTTGGTGGAGTCAAAAAGGTATTTTTATCTATATTAAATGTTATTGGAAATGTCGGAGAGGGAATTTTTGGAGTTCTTGAAAATATTGCGGCTGGCATTGGAAAGTTCCTCGGGTGGGCTTTTGACAAAATGACTGGGTGGATTAGAGGAATTGCGGCTTTATTTAGCAAAGTTCCTAAAATTGGAGAAATGGTTGCCGATGCAATCAATGGCGGTTTGGATTCTACAAGAAATGTTGTTTCTCAATTTGCTTCAGTTTCAGTTGGTTTGGGCAAAGCGTTATTTACTGGGGTTATATCAGGAGTTGAAAAGACCGTAAATAGCATTGGTGGTATTGGCGCGGCAGTTGAAAAAGGTTTAAGAGCAACCGAAACAACATTAAGTAAATTTGCTGTGAAAGTGCAAGAATTTGCAGATAAAGATAACGGTGCAAAAATTCTTGATGTCATGGTTGCTGGAGCAAAGATGGCATCTGGCGCTTTAGGAAAAATGATTGATGTTATCCAAGATGTAAAAGACTTTGATTTTGCTCGAACAGTTGGAAACTTTATTGACGGCATTGCTGATAAGGCTGACCAAGCGGGTGAGTTCCTCATTGGTCTCTCAGCATCAATGATGGAGTTTGCTGATAACACAGACTTTGCTGGAGCAGTAGCAGACGGCATTGGTAACTTCATTGAGAAAATTAAAAATAGTCTTAAAGAAGGTCTTGGTTTTGGCGATATTTTGGCTGAGGAGAAAAAGAAATACAACGAAGCATCTAAAATAGACGATGGTAGTGCGGCTGAAGATGCACTCAAGGCGGCTGACCGTATGAAGGCTATCCGCGAGGCAATGCAAGCGGGTATTGACTCAATTAAGGGTGTTCTTGATGACCTACGCCAAGCATCAGGTGAGTTCGCTGATTCCCTTAAAGATACCATTTTAGGCTTTGCTGGTCTTAAGAGCATTGAGTTGCCAGATGGATTCATTCCAAAGGCTAAGTCGCTTATTGAAAATATGCGCCAACGCCTTGATAAGAGCAACCAATTCGCTCAACAAATTGCAACACTTCAGGCAATGGGTCTTGACTCAGGCGCTCTTAAAGACATTATTGAATCTGGACCAGTCAAGGGCGCTCAACTTGCGGCATCAATTCTCGGTGGCGGTGCAGAGGCTATCGCTCAGATTAACTCTCTACAAAAGGCTATTTCATTCTCAGGTGCGGCGATTGGTCAGTACGGTGCAGATGCGGCGTTCGGTGGATTGATTGGTAATGCTCAGGCTCAACTCAACCGTCTAACCGAGGCTGAATTGGCTACACGCACATCTGGCAATAATCAGTTCATCCAGCAAGGCGCTTTCCAAGTTGTTGTTAATACTTCAGGCGCTAAGAACACAGAAGAAGAAATCAAGATGATTACCGATAAGATTGAACAAACATTTGCAATCTTGGCTAAGGAATTGGCGGCTAAATAATGGCTTCATACACACTTCGCCCTAATGCCAACTGGAACGGCGATACCCTATTTACTGGCACAGGTGGCTCTGATTATGCAGTTCTAGCAGACTCTAGCGATGCCACTTACATTCTTCGTACTAGCGAGACAGTTCCAGCCTCTTACGAGGCTGAGTTCGAAACCACAACTTTGTCAGCCGATGAAACAATTACTTCAATCAATCTCCGCGCTCGTATCTCCTCATTAGCGGCAGATTCTCTTGCTCAGTTCAGCATCGGCGTAATCACAGACCGTAATGGTCGTACCGTAAGTTACGGAGTTCCAGTCACTAAGCAAGGAATTGTTTCTGCCACTACTTATGACCTAGGTATTAAACTAACGAGCGCTCCTAATGGAGCCTCATGGACTCAAACCCTTCTCGATAATCTGGTCGTTAAGTTCACAGATGGTGCGACTGGCTCAGTAGTCCTTCCTCCAGACCCAACTAACCGAACATATCTTTACGCTCTTTATATTGATGTTGAGACCGCTCCACGCCCGACAGTCACAGTAACAGCGCCAAGCGGAACAGTTACCGATACATCATTTCCTTCAGTTACATGGACTCCCGTATTTTCTGACGGTTCTCCTCAAAATGCTTATGAGATTAAAATTTATGATTCGACCACCTATGGCGGAGCAAGTTTTAGCCCAGATACAACTGAAGCAACAATTGAGACAGGAATTATTACCTCAAGCAATAATGGTCAGACCCTAGAAGGCGATTTAGCGAATAGCACTACCTATCGCGCTTATGTCAGAGTTGCCTCTCTAATTAACGGTAATAACTATTTCAGCGCTTGGGCTTATTCTCAGTTCGCTTTATCTATTGATTCTCCTGCTACACCTGCCGTATCTGCGTTCTATGACTCAACTACGGGCGCTGTAACAGTCACAATCTTTGGTCGCACAAACGCACTTTCTCCTAATCAGGCTTCTTTTGAAACTGATACAACAGGATGGGCGGCGGTCACGAACTGCTCTATTTCACGGAGTACATCTCAGGCTTCAAGCGGTTCAGCATCATTGGCAGTTCTTTCTGGTTCGGCTGGAGATATGACTGCATCTACAACCACAGCCACAAAATTCCCAGTAACGGCAAACAATAAGTTTGCGGCTACCGCTGAGTTCAGGGCTGGCTCTACTGCTCGCGCTTGCTCCGTTGGAATCATCTGGCTCAACGCGGCTGGTACTGCTCTATCTACCGCTTTTGGCACAGCGGAAAATGATTCATCTAGCGCGTGGAACGAGTGCAATGTTTCTGCTACCGCTCCAGCAACAGCCACCCATGCTCAGGTAATTGTTAAGGTAGCCAGCGCTGGGTCATCTGAAACTCATTATGTAGACAAGGTTGCTTTCCACGCTGGAGATACCCCAGTTTGGACTCGCGGTGGATTTAGCACATTTTCTTTTGTAGTTGAGCGCTCGGATGACAGCGGAGTTACATTTACTGAAATTCGTAATAGCCCAGTTACAGCATCTTCTTCACAAATTGCATCTCTTGATGATTATGAAGTTCCTCTTGATACAACCGTAACCTATCGTGCGAAAGCGAGGGCTGAAATCTAATGGCTGTTCTTTCATCTGGCTATGTATCAACAGAGCCAATTCAAATTACCAATCCTGGTGTTTGGTCTTTTACTGCTATTGAAAGTCCAACAATCAAAGTACGCTCGCTTCGAGTTCAACAACCATTAAATTCTCAAATTGTTGAGTCTTATGGACAATTCAAACCTCTTGGTGCATCTAAAACAATTGTTGTTGCTACGAGCATTTACGGCATTGATGGCTCTTATGAGTTCACAACACAGGGAGAAACAGAATGGGATAACTTATATCCAGTTCTGACATTCCAAGGAGTTCTCCATGTCCATGACCCACTTGGTCGCCAGAAGTATGTCCGTTTTGTAGATAGAACATGGACTGAAGTTGGACCAATCGGCAATCTAATCCGTAACGCCAAGGTCAATTACTTTGAGGTAGGCGCTCCATAATGTATCCCGTAACTGACAACTTTCTTTCGTCAGTTCGAAAGTCTCATATCAGCAAGATTAAGGTAGAGATTTACGATACGGCTAATGGAACAATCCTGAGTTCAGCATCTCCCATTGGCGGAGATGTAACTATTGATAGTCGGCGTTCAATTCGTAGGCAATGCAATCTTGAGTTCGTAGATACCGATGGAACACTCATCCCTACAAATAACCGCTCAGCAGTTTTTTTGCCATATAACCGTGAAGTAAAGATTTACCGTGGTGTTCAATATCAAGATGGAACCGAGGAACTGGTACCTCTTGGGGTTTTTCAGATAACAACTGTAGAAATTTCAGATAGCCCTGCTGGAGTTAAAATCAACATTCAAGGCTCAGATAGAAGCCTTCGCATTGCAAAAGCAAAATGGACTAATCACAGTTTTTATATTGACGATGCAACTCCTAAAGAAACAGCCATTGCCCAGATTCTTAAAGACCGCTACCCAAATGTAAAAACAGATTTTCCTGCAACGAATCAAGTTACAACAATTATCTATCCAAGCCTTGACCAGTCATCTGACCCTTGGAAAGAGTGTCTCAAGATTGCTGAGTCGGCTGGCATGGACTTGTACTTTGATGAAAATGGTACGGCTCGTATGAGACCAATCCCAGACCCAGATTTAGGCAAGGCTCTAGTTGAGTACACCGATGGAGAAGATTCAGTCCTAACCCAGTTAGGTCGTAACCTTTCTAGCGATGAGTCATATAACCATGTCATCTATACGGGTGAAGGAACAAACCTGACTATCGGAGTTATCGGTGAAGCCTTTGACGATAACCCATCAAGTCCAACTTATGTGACCACATACGGCTCAGTTCCCATCTTCAAATCATCTCCTAATATCCTCACGGTTGCCGAGGCAGTAGAAGCGGCGAGAGCCGAGTTGAAGAAAGTAATCGGGGCATCTGAGAAAATTACATGGGACCAAATTGTGAACCCAGCGCACGATGTCTATGACTTGGTAAAGGTTGTGCGCTCGCCATCTGGAGTTGATGCAACCCTAATGCTGGATGCCATTACGATTCCACTTGCACCAACCTCTACTATGAACGCTATCGGGCGAAGCAGGAGATTCTGATGGATATTAGTTACCTCGTCAATCAAATTAAGGCAACGCCTTCTGGACTCAGACTACGCCAAGGCACCGTCATCACAGTTAATTCCAATCGCACTATGGATGTGCAGATAACGAGCGATGGTTTCACTTTGCCTTCAGTTCGATATTTAAGCAATTATGCGCCAAAGCCCTCTGACCAAGTTTGGCTTCTCAATGACGGGGCTGACTTGCTTGGTATTGGAATGGTGGCTAGTGCTGATAGAACTCTTGCTCCTACTGCCTCTCGTACATCCTCTCAAACGATTCCAACTGCCACGCAAACAAAAGTAATCTTTGATGCAGTTGATTCTGATGGGTGGAATTGTTGGGATGCAAGCCCTAATCCAACACGGCTCACAGTTCCCGTAACTGGGCGTTACATAATTACAGGCAATGTTGCTTTTGAGGCTTCAGCATCAGGGCATAGAGCGGTTAATATTTTGAAAAACAACACTCTTGAGTTGGCTCGCTCCGACTTTAACCCAGTCTCTAATTCAGTTGATACACACAGCACCGTTACCTGCCACGCAGTCACTCTTACAAAAAATGATTATGTTGAGTTGAGAGTTTGGCAGAACAGCGGAAGTGATTTAGATATTATGAACACAGGCGACCATAATCCTAAAATGAGTCTTATCTACCTTGGTTCATAAACTGATAGGTTATTATTTATACATCTAGTAGAGGAGTTCACAATGAACGATAAGCAAAAAGCAATGCTCGCATCTTATGGTCGCTCATTCTTAGCGGCAATGACAGCAACATTCATGGCAACAGGAGGAGACCTGTTCGCTCTTGATACAGACACAATTAAGGCAATTTTGGCTTCAGGCATCGCGGCGGTTCTGCCAGTTGCCCTTCGCTATATCAATAAACAAGACCCAGCCTTCGGCAAGATTGCTGAAGTAGTGGCAACTGAAGGACTCAAGAAACTTACAAAGAAAGCACCTGCTAAAAAGGCTGTCGCAAAGAAGTCGGCAAAGTAATGGCGGAGAAAGGCACAGTTGAACTTTTCCTCCAAACAGCCTTCAAGGAAATTGGAACTATCGAAGGTCCAAAGGATAACGAAACAAAGTATGGCGCTTACACAAAGGCTAACTTTTTGCCTTGGTGCGGAAGTTTCGTTATGTGGTGCGGAAATGAAAGCGGCGTCAAGATTGTAAACACAGTCTCAACTCTTGCTGGTGCAAATGCTTACAAAAAGGCAGGGGCTTGGGAAGATGCTGAAACAGCAACTCCTCAGCCTGGCGACATAGTTTATTTTGATTTCCCAGCAGACGGTTTGGACCGTATTTCTCATGTTGGAATTGTTTTGAAAGATAATGGTGACGGAACAGTTACCTGTATCGAAGGAAATACCAGCCCAGATAAAAAAGGAGACCAAAGAAACGGTGGACAGGTTGCCAAGAAAGTTCGTGCCTACAAAAAAGGCACCAAAAAAGGCTTACCTCTCGCTGTTGTCGGCTTTGGTCGCCCTAAGTTCAAGGGATAGTCATGGCAGAACACGAACCAACCCTCGGGGAAATCATGCGTAGGCTTGATGACTTGACTACTGAAGTCAAGCAAATCAATATCAATATCGGTGAGACTTATGTTCGCCGTGATGTCTACTCATCTGATTCTGCTCGCTTTCAACAGGCAATGGAGTCAATCCTTGACCGAGTTGAAAAGATGGAATCACGCTCCGAGTGGGTG